GGCTACCATAAACAATCTTATCGTCAGGCATTTGTATAGAGTACGAACCACCTTTGACAACAACAGTTTCTGTTTCCTCGCCATCAATAGTTTTCATACCCATAATTGGTGCATGAATAATCTTTACTCTAGCTAGTGTAGATGTTTTACTTTCAGATGAATCGTCATCATCAGCTACACCCATTATCTTTGCCATTTCAGCATTGTATTTATTCATATTATCTTGTGTTACTATGTTAGTAGTCATTATATCCTCACTTTCGACTTTTATAGAATCTATAGTTATACACTAAATTTCTTTCGTGTCAAGCCAATTCTTTCCTATTTTTGATTCTAATAATAATGGTACATTAAAATCAATATCATAGTATTGGTGGATGATGTCGTGCAGATTTTGATTTAGGTGTGCTACTGCCGCTATCACTTCATCCACCTCGTTAGGATGTACATCAACAACGATTGAATCGTGTACTGTGTTTACTAAACAACTCTGTAGATTTCCTAACAATTTCTCAAGTTCCAATAAGACTATCGGAACAATACAACCTGTTGCAAAACCTTGAACAGGATAATTCTTGATCATAGTAAAAAAACTTACGCTACCATTTCTTCTCCTTTCAACTAATGGAAACTCATATTGTCTACCTGATGGTATTGTAACTCGCTTTGTTGCAACTACTTCATCAGCTAACTTTTTATGCCATTGAGCAATTCCTTTATACTTTTCATTAAAGTGCGTATAGTACTCTGCTTCTGCTTTCGTTCTGCCATACCCACTTGCGCCGTAAAGCGGAGCAAACGTATGCATCTTAGCTACCTGACGACTCGTAGGCTGTCCCGCATCAGATATAATCTTAGCAGTATAACTATGCACATCGAAACCTGTTCTCACCTCTTCCATAGCCACCTTGTCCTGTGACAAATATGCCGCCACTCTAAACTCCAATTGAGCAAAATCGGCTTCTAGTATCTGTCCATTTTCAAAACGTGACACAAATACTTTCTTAACAGGGAATGTACCACCTCTAGGCATGTTTTGCATATTAGGATTCCTACCACTAAATCGTCCTGTAGATGTAATATGTTGCGTTAATCCCACATGCAAGAACCCATCTTCTTTTGTAAATGTCTTGATGCCTTGCACAAAAGACGACAAGTACGAATCTAAAGCAGACAGACGTTTTACATTAGCTATGAACTTAGCTTGTGGAATTAAGTTATTCGCTGTTGCTTGATTCTGTAGTATATCAAGATCACCTTTTGCAGTAGAGAAACCATTAGCACTTATCCATGATTTACTTGTAGGTTTGAATCGTAAGCCTGCGATAGATTGAGATGGTATCAATAGAAAGCCTTCACCTAGACACTTCTTACATATATTTGGTTTCTTGAATAATGTACCATCTTTTTTAATCTTATGTATCTTCTTATTACCATTACATTCATCACATTTAATCGCTTTAGTTTTGTACATAGGCACAGTATTCTGTTCGACACACCGATTAAAATCTCTCTTATCCCTAACTTCTTGAAACAATTCTTCGCCCCATATCTTTTTATCAATAACTTTTCGACTGTATATTACTTGCGATAATTGTTCTGGACTATTAAGATTAATCGGTGTATCTCCCATTAATATGTTCATTTGATCTGACAATTCAAGTACTATGTCTGTTTTTTCTTGTTCAAATTCATTTCGTACTTTTTCTAATTCCATCTCATCAACCTTCATACCATTCATGTACATACGAGTTAACGTCTTACATACTTTGTTTTTTATGTCCAACACTTTGTGCAAAGATTGATTTTCTTGGTCTTGATATCTTTTAAACAATGCCCAATACAGACAGCGAGTAACTCTTATATCATCTTTCAAGTAGCTACTTAATTCAGCATGGGGTATATCTCTAGTCGTGAAACCTTTCTTGAAATACTCTTTTAATATATCTGACTTAGTATGTGGCAATTCATATCGTTCTGCACACTTCTCAAGCGACAAGCCTTTCTTAACTCCTCTACATAAGACATACTCAGCTAACATTGTATCATAAATGTCGCAATCAAATTTAAACCCACATCCCCACAACCATTGCAAATCATGTTGGGCATTGTGCATAATCAATAATGACGCATCCTCAAGTAAACGCTGTAATTTGTCAGCACTATCTGGTTGCATCTCAGCATGATCAAAAGTAAATACAGTTGGTTCACCACTACCATTCGCATCCCCAATACCCACCATTGTTAAAGTATTTGTTGGCTCGTATGGGTCAAGGTGTAGCTTGCCATCTCTTGTGATTACTGTGTTTTCTACATCAACTACTAATTTCATTTTGTCCTCAAGGTATATAAAATGATTTCTCTTTATCTAAACGACAAGTAACTGTACCATGCCATCCATTCAACTTATTCTTAGATACAACAATATGTCTTATATCTGTTTCTTCCTCGCCTTCAAGCATGGGATCTTTAGATAGAAGTAACATCAGATCTGTTTCTGCCGCTTTGCCTGTCTTAGATCCCTCAAGCATAGATTGATTAGGTGTGACTCTTCCCTCTGCTTCAGCAGATAACTGACTCATCCATATTACTGCACAGTTATATATCTTAGCCATGTTTCTAGCATGTATTGTTGCATCTTTCAAGTATACGTCAGACTTATCACTTGTACGCATAGCAAACTTGTCACCCATATCCAACACAACAATGTCAGGCTTAACTGCCCTAATAACCAACTCAACATAGTCCATGTACTTATCTGTACAATCTTTGATTGATAAACGATCTAGCACCCTCTTGTATAACAGTTGTGTTTTAGAGGGATTTGCTCTTATTTCATCTTTACTCATTCCTGTTGCCGCACTCATGTAACGAATACCAACCCTATGATACGCTTCTTCATTTGTGAGTATAACACATCTTGCACCTTGATCTACAAACCCACCAGGACCTGCTATTATTGATGCCTGAAACGATGTTTTACCTGTATTAGGTCTTGCACCAATCATAACCAAATGCCCATCGCTGATGCCCTCTATTCTTTGTTTGAGAGTAGGTAGATTGAACTTCCACTTAGCTTCAAGATTGTTTAAACGTAAAAGAGTTTCCACACTTATGTCTTCCCAAACAATCTCTAGATTAGGTAGAAAATCATCATTGTGCTTATGTATTATCTTACGTAAAGGCTCTAGTGATTTAGTTGAACCATTTACATAGTCAAATCCTATGTTTGCAATCTCCTCACCCAACATCTGTCTAAACAAACTAGATAGAACATCACTAGCTATGTCCTTATCCATAAGCTGTTGTTTGCTTAATTTAGAAAACAAGTTTGTATAAACCTGTCTATTAGCAGTTGTCATTGTAGGATTGTTTGCCATAAACAAAGCCTGTAGTTCATCTACAGTCAAACTCTTCTCGTATTTCTTCATTGAATAGTCCAAGACTTGTTTAATCTTGACTACATCTTTAGAAAATATTTTATCAGGTGACTTAGCACCTTTGTGTTCATCATAGAACTTCTTATCCATGAGTGATCTTATTAAAGCCAACTCTGTCATGCTAACACCTCTTTCAATCCTTCTATGTCCTCTACTCTCTTATATTTTATGTCATCTGTCAAGGGGTAGGCAGTTACTTCAGAAACATAATTCTTTAATTCCTTTGTGTAAGCAACTGTCTTACTCCTTGCGTCAGGGTCTAGGGCAACTACACAATGCTCATACTTAGATAGAAAATCAATGTGTCGATGATTGAGATTAGTACCCAATATGGCAACACCATCAACATCAGGAAAACAATCATAGACTACTAGAGATGACACAACGTCCTCAACTATGATTGCTTTCTTTCTTCCTCTCCACGTATGTTGCACATAGTAATCTGCCCTACCACTATAACGTAGCCATTTCGGATGCCCCCCAACCAAGCTACGTCCTATAGCATCTATTAATGTACCATTCTCATCTCTAAGAGGAAAAACAAGACGATCATCTTTTACATCGTACATAATATATGATGCTGATAAGTTTTTATGCAACCCCCACCTAGACATAAACGCTTTGATGATAGGTTTGCTTATGTCATGTGTTACGTGTGGTGGCATTTGAAACTCCTCAACATTGCCATGTGGCAAACTTGGACTTTTATTCTTCT